TGCGGCTGCGCAACGGCACCTGCCGCGAGCTGGAGGACGCCGCCGACGCTCTGCTGTGGGCCAGCCTGAAGGGCGTCACCTCGCGGGAGGCCAAGAGCGACGTCCTGACCCCGTGGAAGATGCAGGACCGGCTCGACCACGAGGTCTACACCGGAACCGGAACCGCCGACCCGGCGGTCCGCAAGGGCCAGTTCACCCGCATCTGGAACAGCAAGTACCCGCACCTCAACAGCCGCGACGGGCACTACCCGGTGCGCCGCGCGCAGGACGGGCTGGACACCTTCGTGACGGGCGACGACGGGCATGACGACTCCGAGTAGGCCCCGGGTCAAGCTGGTCGTCACCGACGAGCAGACCTGGGAGAAGCCGTACGAGTGGGGCTGCGGGGCGTGCCGCAGCCCCTACGGGGAGCAGATCGACCAGGCGCTGGCCGAGGGGTGGAGCTACAAGACGGTCCGCAAGTTCTTCGCGTACCGCAAGCCCGCCTGCCCCAACGAGGTGATCCTCCGCCACCACGTCGACGCCGGCCACCTGATCGAGCCGCAGCTGAAGGCCCGCATCGCGTTCGAGGAGGCGGCGAACGCCCGGGGCGACGATACCGGCACCGACTCGGCGCGGGGCGAGGACGCCCTGGCGGCGATCATCCGCGCCGGGCAGGCCCAGCTCCTGGGCGGCATGGTCGACGTCAAGGCGTCCGACATGGTGGCCGCCGTCCGCCTTCAGGAGCAGATGTCCCGCGCCCGCGACGGCGAAGGAGTGGAGGCCTCTGCCTGGCAGACCGCCTTCATGGAATTCTTCGAGATCATCCGGGGCTACCTGACCCCGGTCCAGTGGAAGCAGTTCGTCGGCGATGTCTACAGATCCCCTGGCATCCGGCAGGTGCTGACCCGCGACGACCGCGCCCTGCCGGGAGGCACCGATGGCTGACGTACTCGACGTGCACGACACCGAGGTGGACCAGATCTTCAAGGTCCTGGAGCGCCTCCAGGACCGCGCCCGGTACCGCAGGCACAACTACAACGACTTCGACCGGGAGATCCGCGAGGCGTTCGCCGAGATCGGCTTCACCGTGCAGGTCAACTGGCACGAGTTCAGCCGCGAGGGCCAGAAGCAGGACGGCGCGATGCCGGAGGTGACCGTCACCGGCCGCACCGACCCGGGCTTCGTCTTCGACAACGACCGCCAGGTCCACGAGGTCACCGCCAACGTGCTGGACCTGCCGGGGGCGACCGGGGTCATCAAGACCGACCCGGAGACGCTGAAGCGGTTCAAGGAGGGGAACGGCCGTGACCACTCCCGTTAATCCTGCGATGGTGCAGCAGGCCCCGTACCCCGCCGCGCTCCAGGCGCTGGTGGACGCCCTGGTGTACCGCCCCGGCTGGCGGTTCCGGCTGGTGCCCTACCTCGACCGGGGCCAGGACAGCCGGGGGACGACCCTGGTCATCACGACGTCCGGCTACGACGCCTGCCACGTCGACCGGGGCGAGGGCTACCGGGTCAGCCACTACATGCTGGTCCCGCCGGCCGCCTACAACGAGGCGTCCTGGCGGACGTGGCTGTTCGAGCAGATCCTGCTGGTGGAGAAGCACGAGGCGATGGAGTTTTTCGCCTTCATGTCCGAGGACAAGCTCACCCGCCCGTACCAGCCGAACCACGGTTTCGGCTGGGACCCGTACCTGCTGACCGAGGTGACGACGGAAATCGACCGGCGCACCAGTTTCCGGAACGAGCTGGTCCCGGAGGCCTGACCCCGGAAGCTGTGTGACAACTTTCGCCGGCCGCCGGGTCGCTTCGTTCGACGACATTGTGCGGGCCGGGGACTACTCCGGCCCGCACCCGGTCACGCTCGCGGACGGCGCGGAGGGCCGCGTCGTGTGGTTCCTGCTGCCGCTGCACACGGGCGAGACCAAGTTCGACCGGCCCACCCCGGGCAGTGGCATCCACGGGGCGTACGAGCCGCCGTGGACCTTCCGGGAGTGCCCCGACGGGTCGGTGGAGATCCGCGCCTCGATCGCCTGCGGGCGCGGCACCCCGGACGGCGAGTACTGGCACGGCTATCTCGACGAGGGCCACGTCTGGCGGGAGGTGTAGGCCGTGGCCATCAGCAGGTGGGAGTCTCCTGACACGCAGGCGGCTGGACCTCTGGACGTACTCAGCTGGTTCGACGGGCCGCCCGTTCCTGATCCGATTACGTTTGTTATTGGTGAGGATTGGCTGGGAAAACCAAATCTTTATCCAAGGCAGGCGACGCTGATCAAGATCGTCTTCCTGCGCGACGACCTGTTCACCGACTACGACCGGGCGGTGATCGCCGACTGGCAGCGGCGGTTCCGGGAGACCAACCCGGACGCCGACGACAACAAGTTCAGTGCGACCACCAAGGGCATCCAGCCGGACCTGTACGAGCGGATCGCCTACCTGAAGAAGCGCGGCTACAAGTGGTTCCCCGAGTTCATCCTCGCGCTCGGCCGGCGTGCCGGGAAGGGCTACATCGCGGCCGTCTGCATGGCCTACGTGCTGTGGAACTACATGAGCAAGGGCAACCCGCAGGACTACTACGGGATCGACCCGAACAAGCCGCTGGCCTGCGCCGTCTTCGCGGGCAAGAAGGAGCAGGCGAAAGAAAACCTCTGGGGCGACTTGTACTCGGTGATCACCAGCGCCCCGTGCTTCACCGAGTACATCTCCGAGGCGCTCGCCGAGTCCCTCACCGTCTACGCGCCGTACGACTTCGTCCGGATGCGGAAGATGGCCCAGCGCGGCATCTCCTCCTCCAAGGACATGGCCACCTTCCGGATCGTCCCGCGCGAGTCGACGCCCCTGGCTCCTCGGGGGCCGGCCGGCTGCATCCTCGGCTTCGACGAGGCCGCGCACGTGAAGAACGCGGGCGTGACCCGGGAGTTCGGCGTGGTGTACGGCGCCGCCAAGCCGAGCCTCGACCAGTTCGGCACCGACGGCTTCGTGGTGCTCCCGTCGTCCACCTGGGAGATGATCGGCGAGTTCTACCACCTGTGGGAATTGTCGCTGACCCGCGAGCCCGCCCCCGAGCCCGGCGAGACGATGCCCGCCTTCCCCACCAAGCTGATGATCCAGCTTGAGTCCTGGGCGATCTACGAGGACTGGGAGAAGGCGCACCTGATGCCCTTGTTCCCGCCGGGCTACGCGGGGGACCTGGGGGAGTACGACCCGGAGAACCTCCCGCTGCTCAAGCCGCTGAAGGGCGCGATCCAGGCGTTCGACGAGGAGATGGTCCGCGAGGAGAAGGCCAACCCGGACACGTTCCGGGTGGAGCGCCGCAGCGACTGGGCGACCGCGCTGGACGCGTACCTGAACACGGCGAAGATCGAGGAGATGTTCGCCCCCTGGGAGGACCGGGACCCGCGCTACGGCCGGCCGGAGCTGACGATGCAGTCGCGCGGCCCGCTGAGCATCGACTACACCGCGCACGGCGACCCGGCCTCGGTGAACTGCCGGTTCGGCTTCTCCCTGGCGCACGCCGAGCCCGGCCCGGACGGGCTGAACCACGTGGTGTTCGACCTGATCCACTTCTGGGACCCGGCCGACTTCGAGGACCACATCCTGGACTACGACGAGATCCGCGACTGGATCTTCGACAACGTGGTCCTGCGCTTCCAGCCGGACGAGCTGACGTTCGACCAGTGGAACTCGATGGCGTCGGTGCAGGCGATGCAGAAGATGATGCGCGGGGCGCACCTCCAGAAGAACGTGATGGTCTACGAGCGGACCGCCACCGCCGCGCTCAACTGGAGCACCTACGAGACGTTCAAGTCGGCGCTGAACATGGGGTTCGTGCACGCCCCGTCGCACCCGGAGCTGAAGGACGAGCTGAAGTTCATCCAGAAGCCGGAGGGCCAGCAGAAGGTGCTCCCGCCCTCCTCGGGCCCGGTCACCACCAAGGACATCGCCGACACCGCCGCGATCGTCGTGTCCCGGCTGCTCGGCGAGCAGATGAAGGCCTACCTCGCCAAGGACCTGCGCAACCAGCGCCCGCACATGGGCCAGCCCGGCGGCCACGACGCCATGGACCGCTTCTCCCCCGACGCGATGAACCCCCTCGCGTCCCAGCTCGGGGCGGGCTTCGGGGGCCTGTCGCGGGGTATGAGGCCCGGGACGGTGCCGCGCTCGGGACGCGGCCAGCAGGCGCGGTACGGGAACGGCGCCGGGGCCATGCGCCGGCACCGCTCGTGACACAAGACCGCGCCCCTCTTACCCTGGGGTAAGGAACATGTGGCGCAGGTGAAACGCTGTAAGGCGAGGAGGAGATGACCATGAGCAGGAACGCGACACTTCGGACGGGCGTGCACGTGACCGCCGCGCCGTCCGGCTGCGCCGGCTGCGGGCACCCTCTCACCCTGCACTCCAACGGCCGGACGGCCTGCAAGGCGGCCGGCTGCACCGGGGGCCCCCCGGCCGAGTGCCCGTCGTGCCACGGCACGACCAGGAGCCTGACTGACCTGGGCGAGTGCACCGCCTGCGACGGGCGGGGCACCGTCCCGCAGCCGTGCGCCGGCTTCACCGCCGAGGGCCGGGCGCGCCCGGTGCCGGAGCTGCTAGCTTCGTAAGCGCTCGCCTGGCAGTGAGACCGGCAGCCTCCCACGCGGAAGACGTGGGAGGCTGTCGTGTTTCAGGAGAAATTGCAGGGCCAGAATACCGAGTTTCTTGATAAACTCCGTCTTATGGCGGTGAACAGCCGGGCAGACGGCCCCGACGACTGGGACAAGATCTTCCGGGAGAAGGACCCGCGCCTCACCGAGGTGCACCGGGGCTTGCGCCTGTGGCCTGACTACGGCGTCTACGAGCACGCCCACGACCAGTCGCGCCCCGCCGCCGAGCGGGCCCACGCGCTGCTCGGCCACATCGGCGACCTCATGAAGTCCGAGGGCCGTGGCATCGGCATGAGCTGGACCGACAGCCCGACCACCGCCCGGCAGGCCGCCGGCGAGGGCGGCTGGAGCCACCACGGGCTGACCGGGCGGCCGGACCCGTCGAGCGCCGACTACGACGACCGCCCCGTCAGCATGCCGGTGGTGCTGAACGCGCGGTGGCCCGAC